CGTGTCTAGATACATCGCCACCGTGCACCTGGATAGCATCAAGCAGTTCAGGATATGTGATTAGATCACGTGTTTTATCGGTATTAGCAACTTTATATGTGATTGCAGGTTCTAACTGATAGTCTGTTCTTTCTTTGTTTGGCTCTAGAACATAATTGTCTGCTGGGTTAACACCCAGACCGTAGCCACGACCAACATATCCTTCAACACGCTGTAGGCGTGATGGTTGGATCATTTGATCTAGGGTAGATGCTAAGAACTTTTTGTTGGTTTCAGTTCTAAATATCTCAGGTAGTAGATCTACCGATCTTATTCTAGTTGTTGCCATTAAACAATCCCACTGTTAGTTGCTGTTCTTAATACGCTTGAAGTTAGTGCATCAACTACGTCAATGTCATTAACTGTGGCCGCATTTACAAAAATCTCGTCAGGTGCTGATCTGACTTCGTATAAATCACCAAATGATTTAGTTGGATCATTTGGAACAAGCACAACACTTGATACGATATCACCTAGTTGTTCATGTAGGTATGCTGATAATTCTGAGAAATAGAATGTATCACCAAAGTCCCATTTATCAATTGTAAAATATTCATTCATTGCTTCTACGACACGTGATTTAATTTCACTGGTTGAAGTGATAACACCTTGATATTTGATTACTTTAATTTTAGCCTGTAGTTCTGTTGCGGCCTTTGCACCAAATAATGGTTTAAATGTTACGGAATTCATGATCATGTTGTCACTCAACATCTTATAATCATTCAATCCTGAGTATGCAATCGTTAATTCATCAATGGTTGGCTGTGCTGGCTCTGTGACCTTGCCTGTTGTATCATTGATCCAGTTTTGATATGCTGTGTAGTAAGCATTAGTGACCAAATATAAATCAATAATGTTTGTGATAGCAGGATCAATACGTTTACTGTCACTTGAATTGTGTCTATAGTGGAAGTATAAGTCCTGGCGTCCTGTTTTTGCTAGATAATCTGTTGTTTGTGTCAGTGTATATGTTGTTCCGGACACTGTTAATGTATAGAACAAGCCTGATGTTGTTCCATAAAACACTTGTCCGTCTAGATATTCTGACTTGGCCAACTCCATGGCATCTAGGTCAGCATACAGTGTATTGATCACACCAGACGCTACCGGAGTATATCTTTCTAGATTATCAAAATCAGTGATTTTCTGTAAGAATATTTTTTTAGTTGCGGCATTGGTGCTGGGTGCCACGATATCATTAAATATATCTGGATTATCTGCTACACCATCTGCATCTGAGTCTGCATAACTTACTAGAATTTTAAAATTGTCAATGAATCCGTCTGTTTCAACTTCCTGTCCAACAACATCTAATTTAATATCTGTTGACAGTGCTGAATTTGAGTCAGGTCCTGAGTTCATTTTAATAACATTAACAAAATCATTGACTACTTGTCCCGTTTGAGGATCATATATGTTGTCGTTTGAATCTGAAATAAATCTATTTTCAGCCACTGAAGCAAAATAATAATTTAAATTACGATATTTTACTGTATAAGTCGTGCCGTCTGTGGTAAACTGTGCTAACCATGACGCATCTCGCTGTAGTCTATCTGTGTTCTTAGCGTATGATAGATTAAATTCAGCATTCTCATTTAAATTATCTGCTGAAATAATATACCAGTTGCCTGTTTGATTGTCAAAGCCTATGCCAAAGTTACGATATAGTTCAACCTGTTCAATCATCAGTGTTTCAATTGATGCAGGAATGTCTGTGACAAACACCGGAATAACTTCTGTTACGTCGGCGCCTGTTGGTAAGAAATCATTTAATGCTACAGGTCCTGAGCCATCTGCTAGATTACCTTCACCAAAGTTAGTGCCGTCTCCTGTCAGGCTTGTCACAGTTGCCCACACTACTAATTTTTCGTTAGCGCCTGTTGGCGTGCCTGCTTTTAATTTATTATTACTATCAAAGAAATAACCTGCGGGTGCTTCAAATTTAATTAATGCACCATTGACAATATATTTTGTATTGCCTGAAGCAATATCACCAACTGCTATTACACCGCCTGCGGCTGTTTTAAAATAACCAGTTGACTGATTAGTTGTTGTGGTTGACTGTTGCCATAATATATCTGTTGATGTTAGATTAATTCTGGCAAATTTATCATTATAAAAATGACGCATAGCTCGAGCTGATAATTTAGGTTCTAGATCATTAGCGATACTTGCTGAAATGTCATTGGTATCAACAAAAGTAAATGTGTAGTTAGGATCTAGATAGTCCCTATACAGCATGCCATCTGCACAGAATGCGTTAGTAGATGAGTATTTGCCTGTTGGATCTAACAAATCTAGATATCTATTAAGACCAATACTTGATCTGCCAACTGCCTTTGATCTTAGTATTGATGTATACTGTGTGTAAGGGAAGTTGTTATAGTCTTCACCGTTGACCATTCTATTCTGTGTATAGAATCTGGCAGGAGCTCTGGTTTTAATTTCATCTAGAGTTTCTCTTGCCTTGGCATTTGTTACTGGTTCTTGGAGTCCAAGTGTAAATGTGATCTGCTCATTTCTACCATTGCGTGATGTGTATGGTAGACTCACTGTCACTGATTGAATTTCATTTGGATTAATCACATATTCTAAACCATTCGAAGTTCTCACATAAGTTCTATATGTGCCTACTGGTATTTTAGCAAATATACCATCACCAAAGTTAATTGTTATTGTATCATTGGCCGCACTTTCTACTGAGTAAACTGTTCTTTGTTGTCCGTCTGCCACAGGTGTAGCACCTACACCATAAATTGAATCTACCTTTAACCATTCTGTCAAAGTATTGTTCTCAACTTCAAATAACCAAACGTCATCATTGTTGACGCCATCAATGGCAATATCAACAGCACGATTTGAAATACGCTCACCTAGTGTGAACTGTTGATTAATCAATGAACCTTGTTTAAAGTAAAAGAAGTAACCTGTGTTTGCTGAACCATAACCTAGTTTGTCATTGCGATAGAGAACATTCATGGCGCCGTCTGGTTGTGGTGCTGGTTCATAGATATATGTCTTGTCTGCTGATGTTGCTGAAGTAACTTCAAAGCTCATGCCAACACCGTCCACTGTGGACTCAAATGGCACAACCGGTAGGTAACCAGGAGTTACATTTAATTCGTATTCATCTGTCTGCACACCTAATAGGCTCTGACCGTGACCAGGACGACCAAAACGCTGACTAGATACCATAGCGGCATTCATTATAGTATTGAACTGTTCATACCAGTCAGCATTGGTTGAATCATTCCAACGCACTGTTACACCACTAAGGTTATTACCATTGTAGTCAGTGACTGATTCTGTTGTGGTTACACCTGTGACTTTAATATAGCCCTGTGCGTTTTGATTACGTTTAGGTTTGTATCCTACTAGCTCTGCTAGTTTAACTACACTGTCTCTACGCTCTGCTGTGTCAATAAAGTTTTCACGTGCATTTAAATCATTACGGAAAGCAAGACCTTGGCCCATGAAAGCCATTAAGTCCATTAGAGCAACAAATTCACTTGATTCAGTAAAGTCATTGAATGTCTCAGGATAATATAATCTGAGATAGTCAACCATAGACTTACGAAGTGTTTCGTAGTCATAGCTCTGAAGGTCTGCCTCACGGAAAGTCTGATATAATCTCTTCCAGTCTTCCGCTCCAAATATTGATGTTTGTCTAGTAGTCTTAGCCATAATATCTCTCTGTTATCCAATATTTATCACTTTAGATAACTGCGTATATTATTACTGTGCTGAAACTGTGTTTAGATTTTGATCAAAGAACAACGTTAAACGTTGCACTTCTGTGGTTGATAATACTGTGACGTCAATCTCAATTAAGACGCCATTTTCTTTTGGAAATACTGATAATCTTTCTATTTTAATTCTAGGATCTTGGCCCACTGTTCTTTTAATTTCTCTTTCAATTTCACGCATGATTTCATCAGTCATGGGTTCAAAGATAATATTCCAAACATTGGTGCCGTAGTCAGGTCTACCAGGTTTTTCACCCTGTTTAATTAATAGACTGTTAAGCACATCTCGTTTGACTAATTCATAGTCTTCTAAACGAAATTTCTTATTTTGATCTATTGTGTTAAATCCGTAGTAGGTTGCCATAGTAGTATTTATTACCTAGAAAGATGTCATTGTTGGCCCAGACGATCCAGTAATCAATGGATTGTCAATGGTTGCATTAACAGAATCTTTTACACCTTGATCATTGATCGTGTTTGAATATCCACCAGGTGAGCTAAATGCTGATACTGTGGTAGATATTTTTTCATCTGTAAATGCCACAGCAAACTGTCCATCTCTCACAGCCTGTGATATTCCATTTTTAGTTTCTGAATTTAGATCTCTACCTTTGGCCCATTTAACTGCATTGTCCACTCCATACTCCACTGAACCTGTGAGTATACCGCCTAGGTCTCCTGGTGCTTCTGTGCCTTTTAACACACCATTGGATCTTAATTTTGAGAAACTGTCCTGCATGGTCAACTGCACTGCTGACTCTTGGGCTGACGTTGAATTTAAGAATGCTGGCAAGTCACTGATGCCATCTTTTTCTGTCCAGAAGTTAGTGTTGTTTAATAGTCGTTCAGTGTCTGCAGGGTCGCCGAGATAGTTTGCTACTGTGCCTGGTGTTAGATATCCTGCACGTTCTAGTTGCTCTGCTGATAGACCAAACTTACCTGCACCTTTTGCTAGGCTAAAGTCTAGATAATCTTGTGCAGTATTTTTAGCAATCTGTGCTTTGATGCCTGTTAATTGATCAGTATTCAGTGTGCCAATTTCAACTGTTGCTCTTTCCACACTGGTCCAATCATCAATGGCAATACCATCAGGTGAGAATTGTGCCGCAGTCTGTAGAGCCTCTGTGGTATATTGAGGAAATTCTGTGTTTAACGAGCCTGTGTAGTCTACAGAATTTTGTATTCCTCTGTTGTGATATGGCCATGGTTCATGCGTTGGAACTCTTGTGGCAATAGTTTCTAGTTTTCCACCTTCTGCCGTCCATTCTGATTTGAAATCTGTTTCTGCTACTTTATTTTTTCTTATAGCAGTGGCCGCAGACACAGGAACACCTGCACCTGAATTAAGTGAAATACAGTCTGCTGAAAATACTAGACTGTCGCCCCCATCAAATGATCCTATTTCTTCTGCATC